GGGGAAGACACCAAGATCGATAACTTAGTGCACATAGCACACGGCGTCAAGATAGGAAAGAGCTCACTAATCATTGCTAACTCTATGATTGCAGGCAGCGTAAATATCGGCGATCGTTGCTGGGTTGCACCGTCTACCTCTATAATAAACGGCTGTAGCATGGGTTCAGATTCTATGACAGGAATGGGATCAGTTGTTGTGAAGAGCATAGAAAGCTCTGTACTAGTTGCAGGAGTCCCTGCTAAAAAAATGAGAGACTTATGTGCGGAATAAGCGGAATATTACTCAATTCAACTACACGATTCAATGAGAGTCATGCAGACTCTTTAAGGGTCATGAAGGAGTCTCAAGAATCTAGGGGACCCGATTTTAGCTGTGAGCTTACTGGTGAAATGTTTGGACTTGCACACAATCGTCTTTCCATAATCGACCTTAGTGAATCTGGAAACCAGCCAATGGAATATGAAAATCACCTTCTAGTATTTAACGGAGAGATATACAACTATGCAGAATTAAAAAGAAAGCTCGTAGAAGAAGGCGTCTCTTTTGAAGGAACATCGGACAGCGAGGTTCTTCTAAAGTCTCTAGTCATCAAGGGAATCGATGAAACTTTAAGTTCCATAAACGGAATATTTGCATTCTGTCTCTACAATAAGGAGACTGGAGAGTTTAATTTGGCTCGCGACAGAATGGGAGAAAAACCTCTCTTTTATTATCAGGACGAGGAAAACAACCTTTACTTTTCATCGAATCCTGGAGCAATAGTCAAGGCACTTCCCCAAAGGGAATGGACGCTCGACTTAGAGGCAACATGGCAGTATTTTTTACTTGGCGGGATATTCACGGACCTTACCTTATTTTCTGGAATAAAGAGACTGGATTCAGCCAGCGTTATTACTGGCTCTGGCGGCTCGATAGAGATCAGACGATATTGGTCTCCAGAGTTCAGACCAGGACTGACTGTTCAACAAGTAGAAGCATCTATAGAAAGAGCAATCTTAAGCAAGACAGTATCCGAGGTACCGATTACCCTTTTTCTAAGCGGCGGTGTTGACTCTAGTCTGGTCGCAGCAGTCATCAAAAAGATAGACGCAGTCCACCTAATTTCTCCAGAGCAGAGACATGCTGCAGAAATTGCCAAGCTTTTTAAGATGAAGTTTTCTGTAGTCCGTCCTCATAATTTTGACATAGTCGAAAGCTTACTCGAATATTCGGACTTTTCTGGAGAAGCGACAATGGCCGGTTTTATACCATATGTTACTAGCAAAGAAGTCAGCAAAGACTACAAGGTAGCGATCAGTGCAAACGGTGCAGATGAGCTTTTCTTTGGCTATGTCAGAATACCTACACCAAACATTCCAGTCACCTTTTTCGATAGGCGTAATGCTAGGACTCACCTCAACATAGATTCAAGGTCCCTATCTGAACGCGATCAGGTGTTTAATATATTCAGACATCCTAACAACTTCTTAGTTCATGGAATGGGAAGCAAAAAGTCAGAGTCAGACGTTTTTAACCTGATTTCTCCTATACTTTCCGAGCTTTCTCCAGAGTTTCCATCGACTTCTAAGTACCGTTGGTTAGAGCTCATGACCTACGTAAAGGGAGACCTAAATCCGACTCTTGATTTTTCCAGCATGGCAAACTCATTAGAAGTTAGAGCACCTTTCCTAGATCACGAGCTAGTGTCTGTTGCCCTAAGCCTTCCTGAAAACCAACACATAAGTAGCAAGTTCGGTAGAAAACACTTCTTAAAAAAGATGCTGAACGATAGGGGAGTAAACGAAAGGAATTGGAATAGGGAAAAGATCGGCTTTAGCCTAACTGATGAATATCTTTCTAGCATAGAGTCTTTAAAGGATACTGCTGTTTCTGACCTAGCAAATGAAGGTTATGTTACGATATCCTGTAGAAAAGAGCAGAGCGGCCGTGACTCTTCCTACCTTAGGAGCGCTGCACTTGGATTCTGGTGTTGGAAAAAGATATGGATAGACTCTGGTCTAGTTAAAAAATGATTATTGAATGAACATATTAGTACTTTCTCCACACACAGACGACGCCGAACTTGGCTGCGGTGCTACAATATCTAGATTATTGAGAGAAGGAAATAGAGTCTATGTTGCCGTGTTTTCCACGTGTGAAGATTCTCTACCTAAGGGCTTTTTACCAGGTACCTTAAAGACAGAATGTATTGATTCCCTTACTTCACTAGGTGTGTCCAAAGAAGACATCCTTTTCTATGACTATCAAGTTAGAGTGTTCAACTATTCCAGACAAAACATATTAGATGACCTTGTATTATTGAAAAATAAGGTTAGCCCTTCTACTGTTTTTATCCCATCGGTTGATGACTACCACCAGGACCACAAGACGATCGCTGATGAGGCAGTAAGATGCTTCAAGAATAACTGTTCAATACTTTCTTATGAGCTCATTTGGAACAACACTGGATTCCGGAATCAAATCTATTATGATATTTCCGAAGAGGACGTTGCTAACAAAATAGCTGCTTTATCTAAATACGAGACTCAAAAAAACAGAATATACTTCCAAAACAACTTTATCGAAGCCCTTGCTACCGTTCGCGGAGCACAAAACGGTATTAGGTATGCTGAAGTTTTCGAAGTTATTCGATATAAAATATAACCTAAAATATGGGAAATGAACTAAATAGCGAATGGTACGATGAAGTATTCAGACATGGGGGTAGCGAACAAATATACTTCTTGAAATACGATGAGACTCCATGGTACCCCATCTGGAAAAAGATAGCAGCTAGGATAAAAGAGCTTGGCTCTACCAAAATATTAGACATAGGCTGCGGCCCAGGGCAGTTTGCAGACTGCTTGCTAAACGAGATAGGACTAGTAAGTTACGTTGGGATAGACTTTAGTTCTGCTGCGATATCTTTTGCCGAAGAGTTAAGCTTACCTGTTTCATTCGTTGTTGCTGACGCAACCGATTACGATTATTCTCAAATCGAATACGACGTTGTAGTCACAACCGAATTTTTAGAGCATATTCACGATGACTTAGGAGTGTTAAGTAAGATATCAAAAGGTTCAGTTATTTTGGCAACCCTACCTAACATGGATTCAGAAGGTCATGTCAGGTTTTTATCTAAGGACGTGAAAGAAGCCATATTAGAGATCGAAGAAAGGTATTCTGACCTTTGTGAAATAGTTTCAATACAGCATTTTCCATATGAACTCAACCCTGAAAACGCGGATTTCCTGATCGAAATGATAAGAAGATGAAAACTTTAGTGATAGTCCCAATGTACAATGCGTCCAGGTTCATAAACGAATGTCTGACTTCTATACTTTCACAGGGAGTGGAAGTTAGGGTGATAGTAGTAGACGACAAGTCGACCGATTCTAGTAAGACAGCAGTATCTAAGTTTAAGAATGTAGAACTTCTCTCCAATGACAAGAACATGGGAACATATTACTCCATAAATCGCGCCTTAAAACATGCAGAGCCAGATCCGACTTGGACGCACTATCTAATACATGGAGCAGACGACATTTCGTATCCTAAAAGGTTTAAAAATCAGCTAAGCCTCTTTTCTAAAATGGGAACCGTCGCAGTCGGCTGTAGGTTTGTCAGAGTGGACTATTTCAATGGTTCTACGAAACCTGCAAACGCCTGGGTGAACGAGTCGGTTTTGCTAATGGACCGATCTGTTTTCAAAACCTTAGGTTATTATGATAGTACTAGAGTTGGGTGTGATACCGAATATCGAAACCGACTTAAGCTTGCATATCCCAATGGAATAGCCCAAGTAAATTCGATACTTGTCAAATCATATTTACACGATTCTAACCTGACCAAAAAGATACCAATTGGTGGAAAGGTCCGGAGAGACTATGTAGAATCTTTTAACAAAGAACACACTGCGATGAAGGCAACTAGAAACTTTTACAAAGGGTTTTGAATCGCTACTTAAAATAACAAAAATAAAATGAAAGTTTCAGTAATAGGACTTGGTTTCGTAGGCTCAGCGATGTTTGAGAGCTTTAAACAAAAAGGGGTGACCCAGTTAAACGGATACGACAAGTTTAAAAAAATAGGTTCGCCGGAATCGTGTCTAGATTCAGACTTGATTTTCCTGGCCCTACCTACTCCATATCAAGAGAGTAAAGCAGAATACGATAAGTCGGCAATAGTCGAGACTTTGACTTTTCTATCGGCTAGAGACTTTAGCGGCCTAGTCATATTAAAGAGTACGGTTGAACCAGAGACGACACTAAATCTCTCTAGAGAGTTTCCTAGTCTCTCCATAATGCACAATCCTGAGTTCTTGACAGAAAGAACCGCGCTTGAAGACTTTAACAACCAGTCACACGTTGTTCTTGGAATGGGGGTTAATTGTAAGACCGGCGACCTACAGAAAGCAACAGTTTTCTACTCTACCTTTTATCCAGAAGCTATGATATCTGTCTGTAATTCTACTGAGTCGGAAAGCATGAAGATATTTGCAAACTCGTTCTATTCAGTAAAGGTTCAGTTCTTTAACGAGATATATTTGCTCTGTAAAGAGATGGGATGTAACTATGAGACTGTCAAGTCCTTAATGTTGGCAAATAACTGGATAAACTCAAAACATACTCAAGTTCCTGGACCAGACGGTCTCCTTAGCTACGGTGGTTCTTGTTTTCCCAAGGACACAAACGCCTTGCTTAAATACATGAAAAAGTATGGAACTCCATCTAAGGTCTTGGAGGCAACTACGATTGAAAGAAACGAAATGAGACCTGATAAAACTAACATAATCGACTAATGAAACTTGGAGTATCATACATAGCTTTCGATGGCATAGAGCTATTAGAGCACTCAATCAAACAGATAAGGAAACACGTAGACTACGTTCAAGTAATCTATCAAGGCACATCATGGTTTGGCCATCCCATAAAGAACGAGGACCTTGTAACCTTGAATTCTTTAAAGATAAAAGGACTGGTCGATGAGCTCACGAAGTTTCAGGATTTCGTTCCTCTTAAGGACACCCTTGCCAACTCCATAAGTAAGGCAAAAGTTTATGAAAAGACTAAACGTGAACTTGGTTTAAAGAGCGCCCTAAGGCGAGGCTGCACTCACTATTTATGCATGGACGTCGATGAGTTTTACCAGGAAGAACAGTTCGCTGAAGCCAAGGCCGAGATCGAAAAGAACGATTATGGACTTACTGCTGTACGATTCATAAACTATGTCAACATTCCAACCCTACATAGGGGCTACGACCCAGCTCGAGTACCTTTTATCTGTAAGATAAACGAAAAGTCTTTTATGACTAGCCGATTTTTCGTAAAATGTGACCCGACTAGGGGAATAGCCTCCCAGGTCAAAACTACCCATGACTTTGATCCTGAATCAATAACTATGCACCACATGGAATCGATTAGGAAGGACCTAAAAACAAAGTACGAAGCCACTACTAGGGCAATATTCAAGAGATATGATACTGTTGCCCTAATAGATAACATAAAGAAGACAAGTCATGCAAGGCCTGAACTTGACTTCAATAAGATAATCTTTCCTTCATTGGGTAAGATTAAGCTTAAGGTTTGCGAAAACCAGTTTGAAATACCTTACGAAGAATGGACAAGACGAAAGTGATTGCCGAGATCGGTCTCAATTATGCATATGGAACCGACGTTACTGCTTTTATGACGAACGTAAAGCGTTTGATAGACGTTGCAGTCATCGCAGGCTGTGACTACGTGAAGTTTCAAAAAAGGACACCCGAAGTTTGTGTCCCTTCTTCTGAAAAAAGCAAACCGAAAAGTGTTCCTTGGAGAAAGGAAGAGACTACGTATTTACAGTATAAGAAAGACATAGAGCTTTGGGAAAGGGAATACGATGAAGTTGATGATTATTGTAGGGAAAAGGGAATAAATTGGTTTGCATCTGTTTGGGATAAAGACTCTGTTGATTTCATGAGAAGATATCACACATTACTTCCAAACGGAAAGCGTGGAGTCATGGTAAAGATTCCATCAGCCTCAATAACAGACCTTGACCTTCTTGCTTATGCCAACGAATGTTGTGATGAAGTAGTGATTTCTACAGGAATGAGCAATCAAAAAGAAATAGACCTTGCTATAATGACCGCAAACCCTGGGGTAGTTTTTCATACTAACTCTACGTATCCTTCTCCAAACAATGAATTGAACTTAGACTACATCACTTACTTGAAACACATTTCTAGCGAGTTTGATAGAGCATTTGAAGTTGGCTATTCTGGCCATGAGTTTGGACTAACGACTACTGTTGCTGCTTCAGTCATAGGCGCTAGTTGGATAGAACGTCACATAACACTAGACCGAACCTTTTGGGGTAGCGATCAGATGGCCTCAGTTGAACCTCAAGGTCTAATCAAATTGGTAAAAAGCATACGCGACGTAGAGTCCTCTCGTGGAGGCTATGGTGCTAGAAAAGTCCTACCTTCTGAGATGGAAAAAAGAAAAACTTTAAGAGGAAAATGATCGAAAGACTGACTGCGTACCTAAAGACTCTTGAGTGTGAACTCACGATGTCCGCATACCTTGACGGCTGGCACATAATGTGGCTTGAGGAAAAGATAGAAGAAACAAAAAACGCAATAGCATGTCTAAAAAAATAACCATCAAAAAGGTCCTTCAGTTCATAGAAGGGAACGCTAAGCTCTTTGGAGACCATATCGACCTCCTTCCCCAACACGAAAAGGAGCAGGTCGTCTATCGTAGCTGGATATGTAAGGACGAATGCATGCAAGTTGGCTACTGTAAATACTGCGGATGTTCCGTTCCAGGCAAGCTTTACGTCAAAGAATCCTGTAACGAAGGAGAACTTTTTCCAGACCTAATGAACTCTGAGCTTTGGGAAGAGTATAAGAAAGAAAAAAACATAAACCTAGATGAACTACTTCATTGATATCGACGACACCATATTCGAACTGGTAAACAAGGACGATTATCGTTCTGCCGTCTCTATTCCCAAGGCGGTTGAAAAAGTAAACTCTCTATATGAGGAAGGCAATAAGATAGTTCTGTGGACTGCTAGGGGAACCGTTACTGGTAGGGACTGGCGTGCCTTGACCGAGGAACAGTTATCTTATTATGGGGTAAAATATCACGAACTTAGGTTCGGGAAGCCTGCATTTGACGTCTTCATCGATGACAAAGCAATCAGCGCTAAGGAATGGCTAAACCAGTAAAGATACTCGTTCTCGGTAACGACCCTCAGATCAACGCTATCGACTTTTCTAGGCTAGGTTCTGACGTAGTTACCCTAGGTGTCAATCGTATCTGGTTAAGACACATTCCTAATTACTTCTTTTTTAACGATCGTGAGATACTAAAGGAGCTAGAGAAGTTTCCAGATGCAGTCAAGGCACTGTCCTCAAAGTCTAGATGTTATAGCAGCGATTGGCTGCTTTTTCCAAAGTCTCAAACTCTAACTGTGCCTAATTGGTTAACTGTCTACGATAGGCCAAAAAAGACCTCCTTCCCAGACTCGATAACTACCGCGATCTCAATATTTAGGACAAGGTATCTAAAGGGAGCTGATGCTACTTTCTATATTGCTGGCGTTTCCCTGATATGGAGCAATCCAAGTCATTTTTGGAAAGAGATAGAATACGATTCTTTGAACAGACATGGGGAAGATTGGTACGCTCGTAGATTCAACCTGATCCTACAAAACTTTAAAAGCCTGTCTATACCTAGGAACAAGATCATCTCAGTCCATCCCAACTCTCTTCTGAACAAACACTATCGTTATGAGGGTATAGAAAACCTATACACCAAGTAGAATCATCCAGGGATGACGGATAAGGCAGCAGTCGCCGTGCCCAATACCTTTACTAGGTTCACTATTGCTGCAGGCAGCTCAAACTTTAATCGGTTTGCAATCATCATCACCTTAGTTAATGCTGTGATCACTATGTTTATGGTCTTGAGTAGAGACTTTTTGGTCTGTGTCGCCATTGCCAGGGTATACAGTGGATTTGCAGTAGAAGGCGGTGCAGATATTGCAGGTGGAATCGCAGCTGTTGCGATCGCAGTGTTTGCCTCGGCCGGTATCGAGTCAAGAGCCTCCTTAGCTATCTTGTATTCTTGCTTCATCATTATCACCTCTTCCTCGACCGCAGGCTTTATGTTTCCTTTTAGGGTTTCGACTGCCTCTTTTTTGGCTTCATCTGCCGCCTTGTTTGCCTCTTCCTTGCTCATTCCTCTTTCCAGGTTGTCTTGCTTTTCGTCCTCAATCAGTTTTAAGTAGTTTTCAAGAGCCTCGTCCTTTTTTGCAAGGTTCTCTACAACCCCATCGACGCTTAGTCCTGGTATGTTTTCTCCAAGCTTTCCAAGCTCAGATACAGCATTTGCTTGATCTTCTAGTGCCATAGTTATTTAGTTTTTGAAGTTTTGCTCAACAGTGCGCTTCCCATAGGTAGTGCCGGTGGAGCTCCTGCGGCTGGATGAGTGTGCGAGTTAAAGAACCTAGCAAAAGCATCGCCCTTAATCACCGATTCGGTCGCATCCTTACCCAGTTCGATGTTTTGCGTGTCAAGCACTACCTTACTGTCGGTTTTTATCGTTATTGTTTTGTCCTGAGCGATATTTATGCTTGCATCCTTTAGAGAAACCGTCACTCCTTTGTTTACGCTAAACCAGATCTTTAGCTCCTGGTCACCATCGAACAGGATTATGTGAGAACCTTCGTATTCTCCTTCCTCAGCTAGGGTAGACTTGACATCGTCTGCTAGTTCTTGTAGGGAAAAGAATTCTGGCGAATAGGGATTCCCGTTATCGAATACTACTGCCACTACTGAGTTTAGTTTAGGTATCGAAACAGCTCCACCCTTTCCTGCCTGTCCAAAAACGGTTCCTCTGTTCTTGGGAAATGCCCAGGGAATGTCTTCGACTGGTATTTCGTCGTAGATGCTCGCGACCCTTACTTTGGCCCTACCTTCTTTTCTTGGATCGTCGATGTCTACAACGATTCCAAGGAACTGTTTTTCTAATAGGTCCTCAAAGTCTCTAGAGTTTATGTCGTGGTTGCGGCTCATGTCTTATTATATTCATTATTGTGTTTTAGTTTTACTGATAGACGTCTCCAAGGTCTGTTGGAGGAGCCGACCTTTGTCTGTCCGGGTAAACGTCTCCCATATTCTTCACTGGTGCGTAAAGCGCATCCGCAATCGGAGCGGTCACCTTGTTTGTTAGACCGCCGATGTTCTTTAGAGAGTTTGAAGTCGCCTCTATGCCCTTTGCTGCTAAGTTTCCTACAAAAGGAAGGCCTGCTGCCGTGTTTAAGACGTTTGTTGCGTCTCTAAGGGTGTTTCTGATTCCCCAAGGATTGTTTACCTCGCTTCTGGTGGTGTTATCGTATAGTTTGGTTCCGTCGTAGTATCCGCTCTCTTCCTCAAAGTAACCCACCTTTATTCCAAACTGATTGGTGTTTGGCGTATTGCTAGTAACAACATCCAGTTTTGCTCCACCAGCAAAGGACTTACTGAAATCAAATTCACACTGTCTGCACTTGAACTTTACGTACCCGAACTGCTTTATGGTGCTATTCGCGTCGTCAGCCAACCCAAGACCACTAAGGCTTGATGCTAATTTACTACCCACTCCATTTATGGCGGCTGTGTTTATACCCAATGCGTTCGCAGCGTTTCCTGCAAGTCCAGGTATCTCAAATCTCACGTTTCTAGTCTCTGCAATAAAGATGTTCATAGAAAACCACCTTAGGTTGTCGGGCACCCTAGCCAACATTGCTCCCTTATCGTAGATTGCCGCTCTATATAGGTTGGCAAGCTGAGTTATTCTTAAGTCGACTGCTTCAAGCGTCTCAATAGTCAGCATCTGATCGTACTTCTTTACCTTGAACATGTCGGTCGCTGCCTCGTGCATTCCATCAAGACCAGTTATGCTTTGAAAATACCAAGGTGCCTGGGTCGTGATGAATTCAAGAAGGTTTCTGAAAGTACCTAATGCGTCTTCCATATCGTTTCTTCCGATCGAGCCCAAATACGTCCTAGCTGAATGAGTTATTGCCCTGTCTCCTTTAGCAAAGAGCGGGCTTTCCCAGAGGTGGTTGTCTCCAGTTAGGGTTTCGACTCCATCGAAGTTGAAGTCTATTCCAAAACTTAAATAAGTAGGCTCGTCATAAGGATCCGTGACGTAGCCCCTTCTAAAGTTGCTTATGTTTCTGGTTACGTTGTAGAAATTATACACTTGGTGGAGTTATTTTTTTAGATTCTACCCATTCTCTCCTAGAGAGTATGAGCTCAGTTTCAAACTTTTGAGTCGGCCCGTCATAATAATACTTGGCGCCCTTTACCCAGTACTTACCAGTCAGCTGTAGGTCAGGCGTTTCGTCGCTCATTTTTCTAGAGGTCTCGTTAGTCTTTTCAGGATTTTCCTGATCGAACTCCTTTCTTAGCTGTTGTGCAACCCTTTGAGTTATTATCAAGGCAATCACTGATCCTCTGGTTACCTGAGCATTGATTCCATTCAAGGTTACCTTGAGTTGTATCTTTTCAAGTTCCTTAAGGTTCATATCGTTTTGCACCCTAGAGAAGTTCCATTGGGGATGAGCGTTGCCGTATTCTATATTCGTCCATTTCTTGAGACCTACTTCGTCAAGCCCCTCGTTTTCAGGAAGTAGTATCTGAGACTCTGGCAAGCCGTCCGAGTTGTTTGGAGCCACGAAAAAGTCGACAAACTTGTCTGCAGGCTCTGCGTTTATTGTGTAGTCATAGTAATATATCTGCTTCTTGTATCCGTTACTCTTTAATATCTGACCCTGGTCAGAGAGTAAGGTAACACTGGTCAGGTAATTTGGAGA